ACCAATATCGCGCATTCCCGGAGTACGAAGAACCTGAATCTTTGAATAGTTTGTATTCAGTAGATATGTATCTCCTGCCGTAATGGAAGGATCACAGATGATCGTTGCATTCATAACCTGAATGTTGGTAAACCCAAGCTTTGCCATCTTATCATTCGGAGTAAACCGACGATTCGCGTCACCATGTCCGGCAGATAATGCCGCAAATAATGTTCCGTTCATCAGACCGATATTTGGTTGGTCTATCTTGGACGTTCCTTTTGAACATTCATTGAGATAGAATGCTGTTAATGCTTCTAACCCTGCCGTCGCTGATAAATCCATCGCTGTGTCGGTATACGCATTTCGCCACCATGAATTATAGGTAACACGAGAAAGTTCACCGAACGAACCAGTCTGGCCAGCTTCTGTCGTGTCTTGGCACATGCTATAAACACTTTCTGGATCAGTCGCGGCAGGAGTAGCAGCGCGTAATCCATCCGCAATTTTACGGATAAATGTGTTCTTAATGTTCGTCAGTTCTGCCTCAACCAACTCATAAATGCGCGCACTGCCTTGATTCATTGCCTGTTCAATGTCATTAATAGCAATCGCACCGCTTAATGTAGCCCAAGCATATTTTGCCTGTAACCGAGTATCAGCTCGCGTGGTAGGAATGTTCGTATACTTAGACCGAAAATCAACGTTCGGATTCTCGGCATAATCCACGGTCTCAATAGCACGTTCACCGCCACTTACAACCTTGATTGCACCCTCTAACCCATAAGCTGCAATTACACCTTCATTGCGCGCAATTTCATTCGATATTTTTTCAGAATATCTGTCAAGGGTCGTCGTTAAAACACGATTAACCTTTGCAGAATCAGCACCTGATATTGCCATAGAAAACCTCCTTTTAAGAGAGGCTGCTCAGACCAGCTTTCTTCATTTCTTCCCGTAAAATATTGATCGCGTCTTGATCGTTATTCATAGCCGCCGGGGAACCTGCCTGGCCGCCGCTCTCCATGTTTGCTAATCGTTTTTTTTCGTTTAGTTCCTTAGACTCTTTTTCAGAAATACGCCTTCCAATCTCAATCCCCTTTTCCGCAAGAATCTCTTTTGTGATTCCGAGAATGCTCATCTGTGAAATATCCATATTGTTTCCTGACTGCATTCTTGCTTGAATTGCCTTAGCAACTTCCGCATCAATGTCCTTCGCATAATCAATATTTGTTCCATACTTACTATTGATCTGGTTTATGTAATTGATTGCGCTCTGCTGATCTTTGGCAATCCTGGTCTCAACAATTAAGTCCTGCACGTCTTTGAGTATCGGGCTTAATTGACCCATCATGTTTTCGCGTGTATCCTGAATAAGTGCATTTGCGTATGTCCGTAAAAACGCCTTGTTTTCATCTTCCGGCAAATTCGCAAGCGCGCTTTCTAACTGTGCAAGATTACGCTTTTCCTGACGCGTCAGTTGATACCCTCGCTCTTGGGCGATTCGCTGTAAGTCGTTCTCTGAAAATTCATTTTGCTTTTGAGTAGACTGCTGTGATTTAAGTTGTTCTAGTTCTTGACGTAAACTCTCACGCTCGCGCTGGGCCTCTTTCTTTTCCCAGTAGGTCTTGCGCCATGCCTGATTTTTGTTAAACTCCTTCGGCACGTTGCGCTGAAAATCTTCGTCATGGTCTAACTCAGAATATTTCTCATCCTTTACAGGGGCTTTTGACTGTTCCGGGGTTGATGGAGTTTCTTTTTGTTCTCCTTGTTCTTCTTGTCCCTGTGCATCAGTATTCCCGGACTCCGCTTGTTTCTTGTCATACGCCGCTGATTCTTCCTGAAATATTTCACTAGCAGTCTTTTCTTGATCCATGATCGTGATTCCTTTCTTGTACGGACTAACCGTAATGGTTGCAGGGCATACCCTGATTTTTAAAACAAAACTAAGCAGGCATTAGCATTAGTTAATCAGTTGTCCAAGAAAAACGGCGATCAAGTATAGGGAAAATGGAGGAAGCCACTAACCTATCTCAACCGCCGCGCGCGGTTTCCTTGGGTTTAATGTCGTGTTTAAAACTAATTTATTTCTTAAATATAACTTTTTATTACTTAAACTTGCCATCACCAGCACGATAGGGAAGGTCTTTATGCTTCGTGCTCGCGTAATCTTCCATATCATACTTATCCATATTCATCACACTTTTATTGCGCTTGTATAACTTTCCCGGATTATGTAACGCAATCGAAATCATAATCGCTTGAGCTTTGCTTTTCGCGGGCATACTTACCTCACTTGTAGCTTTTCTTACTTATCCATGTACCAGTAATCTTCTGATCTTCAGGAATCTCAATGTGCTTATCTGATAATTTACGGTTTTTCATATCATGTGGATCACAACTTGCACGTTTAATCCCGTCATTCGCTTCGCCGTGAGAATCTTGATTAACCGAGTTCTCTTGCTGTTCAATCTCATTGTCCATTTCTTTTTCAGTTACGTTCTTGTATAACTTATGCCTTCCCATACTTACCCCCTTTTAAATTTACGTTTAAGCTGTTCTACCGCATACGTCGCCATCTCTTTGTTAAGCTCCTTATTTTCTTTCTTCTTGAACATGGCATTTGCTTCCTTCCCGAACTCACGATCAACCCGGTGTTTCTCACCGCACCGCTTCATCAAGTTAATTTCTTTTCCAATCTTGATCACATCGCTCCACTTTGGCTGGTCAGTAATCGCAATCTTTCCTCTTTGTTTTTTCCCGTCAATAATGATTCCAAACGTCATAACTTATACCTTTATATTTGCGGCGGCATTACATTGATACCCTGTTCTAGTCCTTCCGGCGTTATTGCTCCTTGCATCGGAACAGGCCCTTGAGACATAGGCGGCAATCCCTCAGCCATTGGCATTCCCTGCATTTCCGGCGGTTGCATACCACCCATCATTCCCGGAATAGGCGGCTGGATATCCTCAAAGTATTTCTCTGCGTTGCTGATGGTATCAAAGTTATTAAGCAAATCTTGGAACAACTCAGCAATCTTGATCTTCTTGCCTTCCATCGCAAGAGCCTGCTGAATACTTGGATTACCGGCAAGAGCGATAATCTCGCCTAATTGTTTTCTCACAATCGGCAAGTCTCGCCGTACCGATTCCGTAACATCAATATCAATATCGACCTCGGACGTAATAACATCGCGCAATGAACGCGGCGATTGCATAGTGCCAAACTCCATATACCTATCGGTAATTAATTCCCCGGTCATAGGGTCTTTAATATTGATTCCGGCAACCTGAAACTTGACCGCGGTCGTAGCAAACTGACGCAAGTCTTGCAAAAGTTTCTTGCCTTGGACCTTCAAGAATTCGTTGACTTCTTCCTGCAACCCAAGCGAACGGATAATATTTCCCTGCTCTGCGATCTGCTCTTGCGTAGCAGTATCAAAGTCGCTTTCTCCTGATTGACGCGCGCCGAGAACTGTCAAAATTTCTTTGATATTCATGTCTAAAATATTCTGTAATGCGAATAGGTTTGTTGGTATATTGCCGCTGGTAACCTGCGTTACTGCATTAGATACAGGGAATCCGTCTTTGGTAAATACGTTTGTCCCGATAACATTTGCCTTAATGCGTTCCTGATTGATACGGTCAAACGCGTCGCCGCTGAACACCGTGAAGTCTTTGTATTTCTCAATCGTCTCACGCTGAAGATTGAGGATATAATCAAGCAACCGTTGCTGACGCTGGGCAACCTTCATGTGCGATATCGGATAGGTACGATTGACCTGCTTGTTGAATGCCAATAACTGATAGGGGAAACCCTCTGCCATATAGGGCATTTTCTGGAATCTAAGCGGCTTCTGATATTCAACATGATCGCAGGTAACGCATAGATAAAGTTCATCATTCCACCATATCCACGATTCAAATAAGTCTATCTGCTTCATGCGCGGATCAGCATCGCCTTTATATCTATTGTAGAAATCATCTGACATTTCATAGAGGCCTGTATCTTTAATTTCTGATAGACTTTTTGTAATACGCTCGTGAATGTATCGCCCTTTTTTGAAAGGTTTTGAGCTGTCTAAATATAAGTTTATCGGGTTTACATAATTCAAAAACGGACACTCGTAATCTATATAATCCGGCGTTATCGTTTCCTCAACACCAGGATTCCCCTTGAACATACTTGTTAATCTGCCAAGCAAACTAAGCTGTTGCTCTTGCGCCTTGTAGTCTTTCTTGTATTGTGTGCGCCATCCTTGTTTTACAGCACCATACCCATACAGCCACGCTGACATAATCGCCAGCTTGTTTTCTTCCTCTGCGTTCATCTGCTTCCAGTAGTAATTAATCGATCCTTCGGAGACTTTGGCATTCAGCTTATCTACAGGCTCCGATGTTCGGGGAGTGCATAGAAATTTTGTATTGTTCGGATATAGTTGCGTCATAAGTGTCGCCGTCGTGGGGAATATCCGATTCTGCGTCATGCGCAAGCCGGACGCTGATATTTCATTGAAATTAATATAAGCATTTTCTTTGTTATTAATTCCGCGGCTTGGATTGTCCGGCATTCCTTCATAATATGCATCTATAATGTAAGGGTCTATCCGCTGCATGAATTCTCGCTCGTGAAACGTGCGGTCATCACGGAGTTTGTCTTTCACAAACTTAAAATCCTCATATCCCATCTTCATGCTCATCTGAACCCACCTCGCCAATTTTGCCTTTGCTTATCTTCTTCTTCTTCAATCCGAGCTATGCTGAATTGAGGCAATGGTTTCTCATCCTCTCGAATATCTGCCGGGCTTATCCATGTGTGGATAAAATATTTAAAATCATCCCAGCTGTGGTTGTCCTTATCAACTAACTGCTCGCTTTTGTTCTGTTGCTCAATCTGAGCCGTACTGGTATCTCTATATCGCAAATGCTCAAACTCCCATATCTGCATTGGACACCGCGGCGAGATCGTAAACCTCGTCTGCTTTGTTTCAAGCTTATCCCAGCGATCTAACAACTCGTTGATGGGCAAGTCATCAGTCCGGGCCTTGCTTTTCTTTAAGACCATGCCGCATTCCCTGAATCTATTCTCAAGCGACCGTAACCCTTCCTTCGTTTCTTGGTTCATGTTCCACAAGCTAGGGTCAGCTGATATCCACGTCAACCGCTGATAATAGGGCGATTGCTTTATAGCAGTACAAAAATCCGGAACGGACGTATCACGGACGTATATTTCATAAACTGAATGTACGCTCTTAAACTCATCCACCGCGTACACATGAAACGATGCCGGATTATTTCTCCCCCAGTCCACTGAACCGTATAAATTATCAATCGCTTTTGGCTCATACGGCACAATCACCTTATCCCGGAAATCTTGCATGATCTTGTAACATAAGAGCTGTCCACTGAACGCGCCAAAGTCAATTTCATATTCTTTGCGCCACATCGGGCTTGCCTTGCCCCCCGGATATCCTTGAATCGCTTTTGCAAACCATTCAGCACCGTCTGGCGTTGATGGGTCTTTTGACGGGTCTGCCGTATAATGCAAGCGCACACTCATAAACCCATCTTTTGTTTTGTATTTCTCAAACCCTCTATCTGCCATGGGTCAACATAATCCCTATCGCTATCATTCCTGCGGCGATCACATACAACACCAAAAATATGATTGATTGCGTCATGTCCATGTAATCACCTGTTATTAATCAGATATTGAAAGAAACCCGGGTTCGCGGTGCTAACACCGACAAACTTGCCACCGCCGATCAGTGTCGGCTTTGCCGCGGTATACGCTTTTTCAGCCTCGTCTTGGAACGCCATCTCATCTGAGAATATCCCGGACGCCGTATGAGATCGTATCTGATCGCCCCCTTGTGGGATTCCCCATATCTCGCTTTTGCCGTTCGTAAACTTTATATGACAATATGAGTACACCGCCGGAAATAATTTTCTTATCCATTCCGGTTGATTCTCGTATATAAACCATGCGCGCTGCACGATGCGATCCGCATCTTCCTCTTTCTTCGACTGAAAAAACACAAGCCTGTTTTGCTTGAACTGCGTATCCCATAAGAAGCACGCCGAGAATAACCATGTAATTAACATCTGCCGGCTCTTAGCGACTAATAACAGATTCTCGTCGTACCACAACCGACACAGCTCTTGGATATATTCTTTATGCGTCGGAAACTTCTTTTTCGATAGGTACGGATCATGTTCATCCTTTGTCCAAACCATCTCGTAGAGCCAATAAAGCGGGTGCGATACTACCCGAATAAAGCTTTCCTTGATCGCTATCTCCTCGCTGGATAGCTTCAACGATCTGATAGATGTTTTGGATTTTAAACGCCTCTCCCTCGTGCTTGATTTCTTGAGTGTCGCGCCATCTGATACCATCGCCATCCTCTATGTTTTTAAGAGTGAAAATCGAAAACGCCGGGGGATATAAACCCATAGACGCGTTCGTTCGTATCATCTGCACCTGCAAAGTTTTCACTATTTTTAAGGCACCGAGAAACTCTGGGTTTTTTTTAGACCAGTTTTTTAACGTGTCAAGACAACTTGGTAATGGCAATCCGATACTTGTCGCAAAATCAGTTAAGAACCGAGGGGGGAGAGGTTCAAGTTCTGTTTTATCGATAGTCGTTCCGTCTGATTTTGTGATGGTCATATCTTTTTCAAGATAATATGGGGGAGAGAAGTATTTGATTATTTGATCACAATATATGGGTTTGTACGTTGAGGGTCTGCCCATCAAGTTTATCCTTTTATTACGCGCAACAAATCGCCATGACGTAGAGCACTGTAAAAAATCCTACAAACAAAACAATCGTTCCGATAATTTTTATCGTGAGCGGGTCTTTAAGAAAAACGCCATACGATATAATCGACGCAAAAAATAATCCGGGAATCAGGAATCCTAAAACATATGAGATCATTTTTCTTCTCCCGTCATGACGACAAAATAAATCGGTGCGTGAATAAGTCAAGAAATTTTTAAAGAGGGGGTGATGATAAAAATAAATTAAAATATTACTTGACAGAGTGTGTGCATATGTGGCATACTATATATAGAGATACAGATCAGATACACAACCGCGCCGCGAGACGCAAAGGGGGAGACGATGAGGCAACAATATAAATCGTTGCGTATGCCGGTAGAATTGCATACTGAGATCTCCGCGTATGCGCAAAAGACGCGGCACAAGATAGTGGCAATCTTGGAGATTGCGTGGGAAGCGTTCAAAAATAAGGAGAATAACAATGGCGAATAGAAGAACTATGGCTTGCGGAAAACAGATTCTCGCAATCGGTCAAGAGGGGAGTCAGCGTGATATCGAAGAAAGAGAAAAAACTTGCGCGCAATGTGATAAAGAAATTTTTTGTTCTATTCGTTTGAAGAAGTAAAAAAACGTTGATAGCTCAATAGGTTAGGGATTTTTCGGAAACATCGCAACGAAATCCATTTCGTCTTCATAAAATTTTGATTCAGCAGTTTTTTCAAAAATCCAATTTTTGCAAATTGGACATTGATAATCGTTTTGAACAACGTAAACATATTTCTCATCAATGGATTTAACTAAAATCCCTAATTTAGAACTTTTATATTTTGCTTTTCCTAAGCATCCATTTTTCTCACACGGGATTTCTTTTAAAATATCACCTCGCAAATCTTCTGGCATATATGTTTTTTTCCAACGAACAATACATCCGATTTCTTTTTCAAGATTATTCGCAAGGATAAGTGCATTGATTTTAGATGAGTAAAATGTTAAATTTTTTTCAAAATTATCTGTTGATTTATTATATCCGTTTTCAAACCGTAAAAATCTTTCAGTTAAAAAAACGTAATTGCTTTCTAATAATTCCATTTTTTTTATGTTTTTCCCAACAAGAATAGGAATAATTATTGTTAATGAAAAAATTATTCCAACTAAAAAAAATCTGATCATATTTTTTTTCATTTTCTCACCACCTCGTCTTATAAAGTTTCTGGTAAAATCCATATTATAATTCCTATACTAAGAAAAATAAGTCCTATCAATATTGCTGTCGGAACTCCCCACCAAGAATCAGTTTTTTTATTAAATTCGAAGTTCTTTTTTTAAATATTCTTTTGCTTCTGATAATGAATTAAATATTTCATCTTTTCTAAATTTTCCATGAAAATCCGGTTTTAAACCTGCCGCATAAGGATGTCCATTATGCATATAAAAAACTTTTATTAAATATTCTCCATTTTCTAAATGAACAACTTCCATATCATGCATTTTAAAACAAATGAAATTATACCACGGAATATTATTTACGTATCCATTCTGGACAATAACAACTTTTTCATAATCAAACGCATTGCAATTTTCCCATATTATTGAAGTACCGATTTCTTTTAAATCGTCACCACAAAAAGAAATTTTAGAAATTGTTATTAAAATACACGATGCTATTATACTTATAAGTTTTTTCATTTTTTTCCACCTTGTTTTATTTTGTTCTTACCACCTCGTTTTATCTAGATGCTTAGACGCAACCACAAGCGCAATCCCGCACCACATCATGACCACGCCGCGACAAGAGATAGAGTACTCAAAAAATCCGCGCGCCCCGGTCAAAAGCAGATCGTATACTGATACGCCAAGCAAAATCCCAAGCCCGATTTCTTCTCCATATGCCGCGATAAAATAGAATAGGTTATCTTTCATAGCAAAACTCCTTCATGTTGTATTTTTTTTTCAAGTTCTTCAATTTGAGGCAATACAGAAAAATGAAACTGTAAAATTATTATCAAATTTAAAATTATCGTACTTATTATAATCCAACAAAAAAATTTTCTATTAGACATTTCTGTAAAGTCTATTAATATTTTTGGTTGTGACGTATACAGGATCATAAATAATTAACTCCACGGATTTTTTATTACAGAATAAATAGACCACAATATCAATATAAAAATAATTATACTTAGCCAATGCCGCTGAATAAACACTATTATTTTCCCCATGATTTCTTACTTTCTTATCAGCCGCGCGACATCTTCGATTGTCATTGTGCGCATCATATCGAATGCGCACCGCAAGACGCGATAGGTGATAGTGACATCAATCTTTTGTTTCGGTGTGTCGGTTTGCCGGGATATCTCGTTGCAGAACTCTTTGCGTGTCATGGCTTCACCTCATCGGTTATGTCGCGCTTATTTGTGAAATGGTATATGCGATAAGTGATTTTTGCTTTACGCGCTAGTTCATCGGCAATCGGAATAAGAGACCGCACGCGTTGCATATCCGCACCTATCATAGGCATGTGAATACCATCAAAAGCTTGAAAAGATAAAATGCCTTCCGACCATCCTTCGGGTTGTTTATCGGAGCTAACAAACGCAAATACTTCGTCAATAGTTTTTCCCATGATTGCTCCTTATTATTTCTTAATTTTTATTTTTGCATCACTTTTATCCAGAAATGTTTTCTGCTCATTAAATCGTAAACTAATTCAGCACACCATGGACACAAATGTTTAACATCTGATAACAATGAATGTGGTTCATATTGTAAAACTCTTTTATCTACTGATTTTTCATCAATTCCATTGATACGCAATCTTTGCCAAGCAGTGTAACCTCTAAAGTCACATTTTCTTTCTTTATTTGTTTTTCCACAAAGATCGCAACTAATTTCATCAATAATAGTTCTTTGAAAACTCATTTTTCCTCCTTTTTTTCTAGCAAAGATAGAATTTCTTTCAACGTTTCTTTGTGCAGTTTTGCACCTGTACGTTTGATATGTTCGATGTCGTTTTTTTCAAGCGCATACATATCGCCAACGCCGATATACGCCTTGCGTTCTATTTTTCCCACCGTAGTTTCAACAATCACGATTCCGACGGGGGAGGGGTCGCCGTATTGAGTAAACCAGATCGCATTGATAGTTTTGCTCATCACAGCCCCCTCATCTTTGAAAAAAGAAAGTCCATACTGGTGCATTCGGGAAACGTAGGCAGTAAGCATGCAATCCAAAATAAGTAGCGATTAGCCCGATTACTAAAATTAGACTTACTGCTAAAATCAATGCCAATGTATTTCGCATTATAGCCCCCTCATCGGTTCGCCGCACCACGGGCATCGCGGATTTCCGTTTGAATTAATCCCCATTGAGTCCCGCGCCGGCTCATTAAACTCGCCGCCGCATTTGCATTTGTATTTGTAGCCGGCAGGGGAAACACAAATTTTCATTTTGTCGTATTGTTTTTCTTTTTCTTGTTCCCAGTTTTCCCAATTTATACGTTCTAATTCAAGCATTATATCCCTCCTATTTCTATACAAATTCCTTGCATTTTTTTCTTTCTCTTTTGGAATCATCCACTTACACTCGCACGGCCCCTGCAGTTAGTCTATAACACTCCCGGCACCTGCATTTAATTGGAGAATCGATCACGGGTTTTCCGCAATCGTGGCAACGGCCAGTTGCGCGGCGTTTTGCGCGATATTCACGCTGATATTGCACAGAATGTTCGTGGCAAAGACGATTGCTTTGATAGTTTATGTTTAGATTTTCTAGACTTACACCACAGATTCGGCAGGCGCATGGTTTTTTACGTTTCATCGGTTTTACCCTCGTATAAAATAAAATATAAAATGTAAACTAGACATAAGGTTTCTTATCGGATAATCAAAAACATCACAAAACCGCCAACCTATCGGCTTCCAACCTGTTTAATTGCCTTCATTATTTCAATCGCCACCTGCGGAACGATTGCATTGCCTAACGCTTTTAAACGCTCAACCCGATGTCCTGCCTTTGTGAGTTTAAATCCGTCCAGTTCAACGGGTAGCCCATCATCCATTCGCACATCGCAGGTTGAAGTCGCAACTTCAAGCCAGTGTCTGTCCCATTCATTTTCATATCTATCTGGTCGTTCAAATTCAATGGCATTTTCCGCACAAGGTATCGGTCCTTCAAGTTTTCTTCCGTTCTTTTCCCACGTTCCATTCCCGTATCTGGCGTGCGCAATAATCCAGATTCTGTCTCGTCTGTGCGGGGCGTTGACGGCGACAGCTGGAATAACAAACGGTTGAACTTCGTAATTTTCTCTTTCCAAGTCAAGGCACACTTGCTCGAATACCAGTCCGCCTTCAATAGTAAGTAACCCGCGCACGTTTTCAGCGATAATCCATGTCGGCTTGAAATCTCGTATAACTCGTAACATCTCTGGCCACAGGTAGCGGTCATCGGCTTTTCCTTTTCGTTTCCCCGCTTGGGAAAAAGGCTGGCACGGAAATCCACCGGTGAGCAGGTCGCAATTTCCTCCGCCAATATTTTGCCACCCTTTTTGTTCGGTCTGCTTCCCGGATTTCCCGCTCTCGGAGTCGGAAGCAACGCAAACGCTATTTTTTCCTTGAGATTCGCACAGCCGCCCTTGTTCGCTTTCTCGCTCCGTTCTTCCGGTCTGCGTAAATCCGTTCGCACGTCCATTAAACTCGGCGTAGGCAACAGTTTCAAAAAGTTGTCTATCCCTTTCTGCTTGCTGTTTTTCCCTCTGCTCTTGTAATCTGTTCCAGTCGGCGCAGGTAACATTCCTGATATCGTCATAAATCACACTGTCTTTCCCGAAATTCTTTTTAATCACTTCCTGACAAAATTTATTGTTGTCACAGAAAAACATATTCTCGTACTCATCGCCCCACACTGTTTTCGCCGCATACGCAAAGCCGCCTATACCAGAAAAAAGATCAATGTGCCTCAAGATGTAACCTCTATTTTTATTCTATTTTAATTTTTCAAAGGGATTTTTACACTGATAAAAACAAGGGCTTATTTCATCACAAATTTTAAACCAACTTAAAAACGATTTTTCACATGAAAGACATAATGCCGGGAAACTGATCACTTCCCGATTTTCCTGCTTTGTTCTGATTTTGATTCGCACCGTTACCGCCGGACTTTCGCTTTCTTTTCCGCATCGAGAACATTTCATCTATCCCCCATTTTCATAGACCTGCTTGCTGTACATCATAAACTGACCGCGCTAAAAGATACGTCCCACCATGCTTTTTGAACTCTTCCTCAAATTCTTTTTGTTCCGGCGATTGCCGACCGTTTGCCGATTTAACCTCAAGCGCGATAAACTCGTACACATATTGAGCCTGATAAAATTTATCTCCATGTTTGCTTCCGTGCTTTCGGCGCATCAGAAAAATGTCCGGGATTCCCGGCAATGCGTATTGGCATTTGCGGAATATTTTTTTCCCCTGATCGTACACTCCAACATTGTTTTGCCGCCACCAGAAATACCCGCGAATTTTAAGATATTGGCATATCGTTTTAAGCACCTGAGCTTCAGTTTCTTTCATGTTTTCAAAAGACCATTCTCACCACATCCCCACTTTGTCCAAAAAAACCTTCACAATTGCGCTAGAATCGTTTTATCGTATCTTTCCCCAGTTTCGGCAGTTAAAATGCCTTAAAAGTGCCTTTCTGCGCGTTTTTGAGGCATTGTGGCGCGCAATCCCATCCCAGTTTCACCGTGTTCCGGTACCCAAAGTTACGTTGTGCGTTTCAAAATACTGCTTTTTGTGGCGCAAATGATAGTTTTTAAGATATTCGGTATTCTTCGCGCGCCACTGAGCAGACAAGACCGCTTGGTGCATTCGGTGGCATAATTCAGATCCGCACGTTATCTGCCACGGCTTGTTTTTTGCATACGTTTTCAAGCAGTAGGTACAGGTTGATTTTGGATCCGGCGGATTATTCTCCAACATCGTGATTGCCGCCTGCTCTACCCCATCCGCGGAAACGTGAGCGTCCAATACGCGCTGCGCCGCCAGCCGTACTGTTGCCCCGGTAGGCCGATAGCGCGTGTCCGGGTATGATGTTTCGATTTTACACTTTCGCTGTTCAAAACCGCATTTTTGTTTGAGCCGTTCTTCAATAAATATCCGGGAGTGAGATGATAATTCAATACGTCCCTCGTTAATCAGCGTGTAAATCGGTTGTCTTTGCCGTGGATTATTCTCACCTTGATTTTTCTCTTGTTCGGCTTGTTTAGCTTGCTCTCTTTTCTCCTGCACTCGTTCAGTCCATTTTGTTAAGGCCATGATTACCCCCTCTCTGTTTGCTTCAAAATATTATCTCGAATCCATGTGTTGCGCTTACCTAAAATTAAAAAGCTATTTCCTGTTCCTGTTAAATTCTCAGGAAATTCAGATTTAATCTTTGCCATAACTTCATCGCGTTTCTGTTGCGTTAATTTCTCCCATTCTCTATCAAGCAACTCACGCTCTTGAAAATGTCTTGCGCGTTCATCATCTTCTTTCTTGCGGATTTCGGCAATTTTCTTTTCTTTTATACTTGGTTTTTTATTATCACGATCAAGCCAAGATAATATAGTATGATAATGAGATTTGTATTTTGCCCCCTTGCTCCCGATGTAATTATTAACTTTTTCGATGTATTCATCCAATCGAACATCCCCAATTAATTTTTTTAATTTCTTATGTTCTTCTGCGGACAACATAACAAAATCCAAATACTGCTGTTTCAAAGTTGAACCACTCTTGTCTTTGTCCGTGTCTTTATCCGTGTCCGTGTCTTTATCCGTGTCCGTGTCTTTATCCGTAACGATTAGGGAATCATTCCCTAATGATTCCCTAATCGTTAGGTAATCATTACCCAACGCCTCTTTTACAACACTAACTAAACCATACTCAATGATCTCTTTTTTGACCCCTATAATTGCAGGTTTTTCCGAGTTAAGACCTTGCGGATATTGAAACTTCAAAAACTTCGGAATAAAATAAAATTCTGGGTATGATACTATTCTGCTTTTAAAAATATTTTCAAAATCCTTTTGCGTTATTGTAGTGTTACAGCAAAAGTTCAAAAGTTTGAAATTCTTCTTCCATCTTCCGGCATTAGTGCAAGTATCAATCATATATAACCAAATGATTCTCTTATCATTAGCTAATGATAAAAACCACCCATCTTGCCATTTGTTGCTATCCGTAAATCGCTTTGACATATAAACTATCTTTCTTTCTCACCACGTTTGCACAAAAAACCAGAGGAATCAGCTTTTGTAAAAAATAAACTTCATCTCTCCCAAATAACACCCATTTTCTCTAATTGTTCCTTTATAGTAAAAATTAATACTTTAATATTTTTAATATTAGCAGAATAATTATTTTCATCTTCTAATTTCAAAAATTCTATATCACTCTCAAGCGTATTTAATAAAATTTCTATCTCATCTGTTGTTAATTCAAGAGAATATAATTCAATTTTTCTTTTTCCCACGATTTTTCCTTTCTGTATCCCACCAAGACGACCGGCATTTTGCGCAAGTCCTTACCTCTTGTGTTCTTGGCACCCATTCATAACCGCATCGTTTGCATTTTATTTTTTGAATTGTCACTCTCATATTGTGATCTCCTTTTTATCCATTTTGGCGGCGTAAAACCCTTACCTTTAGGTAATAGCAGGTCAAAATCTTCATAATGTCCTCTGCCAGTTCTTCTTCGTATTTCTTTTTCCTGTTCTCCATGATTTCAACAGTAATCCCAAGATTGCGGAAGATTGACCACTGATATTTTCATTTTATCAACCCACATCTTTCTTGATAGCGTTGTCCATCTCGCATTTCAATAACCCACAATGCACAGTTTTTGCCCACACATAGAGTTTTCTGGAAGTCTATTCTCATAAATGTAGGATTATCCGTGTCAAAACTTTCTGCTACGTTCCTGCTCATCATCGGACAGATAAACGTTTTAGGACAATTTGCTTGAGTTAACTTCATCTCAAGTATAGATTTTTCCTGTTCGAGCCTTTCAATCTCACTTTTCAATTCGATGGTCGTCGCATAGCTAACTGACGTGTCCGCTTGAGAACTCTCTAATTCCTTAGTGATTTTCATGGCGTTTTTACCTCAAAATACCCATTGTTTTTAATCGGATTTAATGCTTTTTGTTGATTATTCATCAGCAGTTAGAACCTCGCCGAGCCCTCGGTAATAGCCCGAAGTTCGTTTTTGGCGTAACATTAATTTATCCCCTTAAGACACCTCAAAAGTTTTTAAAAAATGAGGAGGTGTCTAATGGGGCAGTATCAATGTGTAAGCTCCCTATTAATTACATATATTATGTTCATTTATGTAGTCTTGTCAACTAAAAAAAGCCCAAGGGAACCGGCTAGGGAAACCTTGGGCTAAAAGGGCAAAGCCCTTCTTGTGAACTATTTGTCTTTCTAGCCGGTTCAAGTACAACCCTATTATCCATCATTTCGCTCACCATGTCAATCTAAAATGTAGAGGTGCGAACGGTAGATGCAACCACCCGGGAAAGCACCTGCCGTTTCGGTCTAATGCGCACCTGATCTATCATGTCAAATAAAAAGCCCGCAGGTAACTGCCAAGTAAACCTACGGGCGAAAGGGACTGCTCCCTTGTATTCTCTAATTGTCCTTGGCAGTTAATGTACCTCATATATTTTACCATTTCTCTTAGTTTAGTCAATAAAAAAAATCCGCATGAAAACCTGTCACGGGAAACATGCGGACAAAAACTGGCCGTGGTGTAGCCTGTTTTTAGAGAAGACTTTTTTGTGAGACAGGTTTGTTTTTTGGGCATGGCATGACTCCGTTAATGATAACGAAATCCTGCCATTACACATGAATAAGTCAAGCACTTTATTTTGTCTGATAATGCGCCCGGACATACTCGATCCCCCCTTTCACCATGCGATACGTTGCGTAGCCAATAGCCCCAAAAACAAGCCAGCCGATCAATAATGCCGCAAGAAAATACCAGCCCCAACATTCATCACCCATGCGTTTTTGTTCGTTTGTCATTTTATTTCCTCATTTAATCCGGGGCATACAATAGGGATTCCTATGCTGAATAAATTAAAAAACCACTGCGGTTTTCCAAAAGGTTTTAAATATAGATAATGTGTTCTTCCTGATTTTTCGCTAAAACTTTTCTTAGCATCATAAGCCTTATATAAACCAAATTGATACATGGCTCTACAAACAAACCCCATTGATCCAAATTTTTGATATTTGCTTTGAAATCGTAAACATCATGCCACCCTCATCTTTGCTTTTTCAGTGTCGATATAACACCGTACAGCCAATGCTTTGCTTGGTATAAAGGCAGTCCCTTCATACGTCTTGAGCAGGCAATCATAACAAATAGTATGGCTAATGCGGCCATCCATATCTTGATTGCATTCATTACGCTCAAACAATAGCCCACAGGTGCAACGGACTTCGTAGTAGTATTTCTTTTCAGTAAGTTGGCGCGGTATAATTTTGTTATTTGATTTTTCATTAATCATTGCATCAAGTTCTTCTTTACTTAAAGGTAAACTAATAGAAACAATTTGAGTATAATCTTTTGGATTTTCTATTGGCAAAACTGTTCCTAACCAAGCACCTATCCCAACTTGTTTAAAAATATTTCGTTTGCAATTTGTACATATTCCGTAAATATAACACCATGTTATTTCAGCAGTAGGCCCATTATTGAATAATCCAGTTGTTTTTTTTCCATCATAGAAATATTTATATGTCCAAACTGGATTAGGGTGCCTACATTTTTTCGCAACATTTTCTCTATCATAATCATGCACTTCGTATGTTTTATCAGATTCGCAAAATCCTTCAGGAACATTTTCTGATTCCTTTTCTGATTCCTTTTGATTGCATCCCATCGCAACCAAAAGCATCGCGATACAGAAAATTATCTTCATAATAAATCTCCTTCTATTAAATCTTCAATCTTAATCCCCCTTTTCCGCTCTTCTTCGGAAATATCACAATCATCAATATTACCGCGGATATCGCTCACGTCACCGCTGATATCGCTAACGTCACCGCTGATACCGCTAACGTTACCGCGGATACCGCTAACGTCACCGCGGATATCGCTCACGTCACCGCTGATATCGCTAACGTCACCGCTGATACCGCTCACGTCACCGCTGATATCGCTAACGTCACCGCTGATACCGCTAACGTTACCGCGGATACCGCTAACGTCACCGCGGATATCGCTCACGTCACCGCTGATATCGCTAACGTCACCGCTGATACCGCTCACGTAACCGCTGATACTGCTCACGTAACCGCGGATACCGCTCACGTTACCGCTGATACCGCTCACGTTACCGCAGATATCGCTCACGTCACCGCAGATATCGCTCACGTCACCGCTGATATCGCTCACGTCACCGCGGATACTGCTCACGTAACCGCGGATACCGCTCACGTTACCGCTGATATCGCTCACGTCACCGCAGATATCGCTCACGTCACCGCGGATACCGCTCACGTCACCGCGGATACCGATCACGTTACCGCTGATACCGCTCACGTTACCGCTGATATCGCTAACGTCACCGCGGATACCGCTCACGTCACCGCGGATACCGATCACGTCACCGCGGATATCGCTCACGTCACCGCTGATATCGCTAACGTCACCGCTGATACCGCTCACGTAACCGCGGATATTTTCATGGATACCATCAATTTTTTCATCATCTTTAAAATAAAAAGTTTTTATTTTATTCCGAATCAAAGTAGGTTTCATTGTCACTCCTTTATTATTTTTTTCAAACATTCCCCACATCTCATTTTGTTTCCTCATTCCTTCTCTTTTTTTCTTCCTCAATGTCTTTTTCAATCTCCCCATAATCAAGTTCTTGTTGTCCGTTCTTTTGTTTTGTTACTGATTCCGGATCAACAATGCTCTTGTCCGCGGTCTTCTTGAATCCGACAATATGTCGGACATTCAGTCTTACATAACCACTTGTAGCAGTCGAGACCTTTTCCTTGTCTTTGTTGATTTCGTCTATCACTGCGACCCACGTCGTCTGCCCTTCTTTAATAGCCGTATATAGATTCTTAAGGTCAAGAATCTGCGCCGGGGATATACTTTCTACCTTCATTTTGAGATACGCTTCAAGGTCTTTCGGATATATACCTATGGTAGCAAAGGCATCTGTAATCTTGCGTTTCGCACTTGCCGGGTCTGCGTCAATCTGCTTGCGGATAATATCGTTGCAAAGAGTCTCCGCTTCTTCCTTGATATCGTCTGGGATCAGGCGCAACCCATTGTTACGGATAACCTTTGACGCAAGGGCCTGCGTCTTATTCATCAACTCATCCTCTGTCGCATTGACGATATAAATCGTCTGCCCTGATGTATTTGTGCGTTTTCCCACGATTGAACGCCCGGCGGTTTCTTTGCGTTCCACTGTTTTTTCAATGACGATTTCCTGTGAATATGAACTGTTGCACTCAAGGTCAATCGCCACAATCTTTACAATACGCTGTACCGTATCCTCATAGACTGTTGTCTGTTGTATCTTCACATTGCGCCATAGACGCATTGCTTCCTCTGCAAAGCGAATAG